TGAATATATTATATTTAAATAATTACTAATACTTGCCCTACCAAATAACCCTAGTATTTACTAGGGTTTTTTTTATGTGTTGTTTCTAGGCAACATAGGGTAAACCCCTATTGACAATCCACTGTTGCAGCAAAACAACAGATTACCTGATTGTTGTATAAATACTACATTAGGGTAAACCCCTATTGACTTTTTGATAATGCACCAAATCGGTGCGCCTGGATTAGGGTAAACCCTAAGCGTCAAAACGGCCCATATTCAACGATCTACACCCACCTAACCCACTTGTATCAAACCCATACAAAACGCCTCTATGACCCCTTAAAACCCGTTTAAATCGATGTCATTTTTTTACTTATTAAAACCCTTGTAAATTATTTAGTAAAACCTAGGGTAAACCCTAATAGACAAATTACTTGTATTTGTTTATCCTAAAAGTGTAGTAATTAATTAATTAATTTAATTTTATAGGGGTTTTAATTATGTTTACATTAAATGATATTGAAAATATCGAAGTCAACGATTGTGATGAGATAGATTATTTTTGTTCAATTCAAAATGCCATAAATAGCGGTATGTGGGGGCTACAAGGTTCTTACGGTAGAGCGATGATGGACGCTATTAATGGCGGATATTGTCTCTTAGGTAAAAAGGCATTTAAAGATTATTGGGGGAATGTAATACCATCTCGTTTTGATGTGGTATCAGATTCTAAAGGGGGCATTGATTATGTTAGAAACATCATGGGTGAAGAGTGGTACAAAATGATGGAGATTATTTAATCATGGCAAAATGGAAAATACAACGGAAGTTATACGGCATTGACAATTGGGATGAGAGCGAAGACTGCGAACTATACACCAATTATCAAGAGGCACTAAGTGAGATTAGAGAATTTATAAAAGACTGCGAGAATGCATATCACCAAGGTTTTATGAGTGATTATCCAGCATTCGAGGATTTTAGAATCAAGAAGGTAGAATGAGAAAACCATTAGGGCAAACCCTGGTGTTGTTTCCTAGCAACATTAGGGTTTATCCTAGTAGTTTTTTGGTGGTGTGTTGTTCATAATGGTTATATCAATTTTTTTATAGGAGGTAGTAAAAATGAATAAAGTACAATTAAATATTGTCATGGATGTTTATGTTAGTGACGACTATTTGGAAAAATTAAAGAATCAATTATTTTTGGAAATATTAAAACACTGTTTCAAAAATAACCACAAGACTTTAATTAGCAATTCAATGAAAATTATTGACGAAAAGGGAGTTTAATATGGATTATAGTGATCGTATTTTGGCAAGTAACGGAAAGATTTTTACAGTAACTTTCCTAAAAAAGGATGGCACTATTCGGGTATTGAATGGTCGTTTAGGTGTGAAAAAATACCTAAAAGGTGGTGAGAGTACTTTGGATAAGGATCAATTTATTACCGTTTATGATATGCAATCTAAAGGGTATAGAGCGATTAATAAATCAACAATTATTGATGTGAAAGGGGTTTAAAATGGGTAGATACTATAATGGTGATGTGGAGGGTAAATTTTGGTTTGGTGTGCAGTCTTCGAGTGATGGAGAATTTTTTGGTGCAGTACCTACGGCAGTTGAGTACTCTGTGGGGGACATTAAACAAGTCGAATTGGGTATTGAGGCATGTAAATTCGCATTGGGTGATCATTTAAACAAACTAACCCAGTTTTTTAATAGTCATAATGGGTACAATGATGGGATGATTATTGAGTACTATAAAACCAATTTCAACGAGCCAATGAGTGAGAAAATCATCCGAGAGTTATTGGAGTGGTATGCTCGATTAGAATTAGGTACTCAGATATACAACCATATGAAAGAAAACGAATATGGTTGTACCTTTACGGCAGAGTTGTAATCCTGGCATCGATTAAGGATTTTTCCTAATGGGAGAATCCTTAAATGGATGTCATGATAGAGTTAATTAAACAAGGAGGTTGTATGAGTGAAAACAAAGAGTATTACATTACCTTATCAATTACCGTTGAAAAAACTATTAAGGTGATTGAGGATAATGAGGAGGATGCCATTAGTGCAGCGGTTGAGGAATTTGACATTTTGCCAAGTGATTGGAAGAATGACGATGCTAAACTGGTGTGGGTGGATGTGGAAGAAATTTATGAAGAGGAGGATGATCGTGAACTTTATCGTTAAATCAAGTAATAGGTGGGAAAATGGATTTTATTATTGTGAATTATCGCTTCGTGATATTATGGAGTTGTTTTTTAACGATGATGGTGACGAACAACTAGACGATATGCTGGAAGGTATCGTAAACTTACCTATAAGTGGTATTTTTACTTACGAGTTATTTATGAATGATGTTTATACTTTTAGGAGAATTGCATGACCAATTTTTATCGGTTTGAATTGATTGTAGAAATCAGTCAAGAAGAGGTTTATAACTATTGTGAGGTATCTAATAAGGGTAACGGTGACGCCCTTTTAGAAATTACCGATACCATGTATTTGGGTTTATCGTGTATTGACGGCATGTTAAATCGGCAATATGAAATTGATGGGGCAGATTCTTATGTGCATTCTGTCACGAATGAAGATGGGGATGAGGTGTGAAATGAAAGTAAAAGATCTAATTAATCAGTTGCAAGAATGCGACCAGGAGCAAGAAGTTTATATTTATATTCACTACGAACGCTATACACCAGTTTTAATTGTGGATGAATTGGATGATTGTGTGGATGTGTGTGCCGATATGGAAAAGGAGTATTAACATGACAAAAGACGAATTAGTTGCCCTATTACTTGAGGACGATGAAGAGCGATTTTTTACGGACAGTGAGAAGGATGCCCTAAGTTGGTTTTTATACCTAAGAGAGTATGGCTGTGAGGGGTATTCCAATTGGGACGAAGAGTCCTTATATCAAGAGTGTTTAGATCGTGAAATTATTGAAAGAGAAGGGGAAGAACTGTGAAATCCATTTATTTTGCGTATTATGATTCGAGGAACTTTAGGTTTGAGGCATTTGGTACAACCGAAACAGAGGCAAGAACTGCTCTTCTGAATGGACTAAAACAACATGCCTATGAGTATGTTAGTCGTATTGAAGATCCTCATTGGTGGTTTGACGAGGATATTGTAGTGGAGTGCCGCAAGATGGGAATTTGTTATCGTGATAGAGAGGAACTAATATGAAATCTGAATTATATGACATCGCTGAAGATATTTTTTACAAATTAGAGGCAGAACAATTTTCAACAAGTGATTCTCCTTGGCCAGACTCTTATCGACTTGTTTTTATCATGGGGTTTGTGCAAGGGTATCGTTTTTTAAATGACAATGGTCAAAAATGTGATCAGAATTTATTAAAGGACATAGTATGAATATGACATTCAACAAAGCAAGTGATGCTATTAGTTATATCCAAGAAAACCAATTAGGCAATGTGCCAGTCATTCTTAATTGGGACTTAACCAAAAAACCCAAAGTGGAGGTGTGGTTTGGCACGATGGAATTTGGTCGGTTTGTTATTGCCAATGATGATCAATATGAAATGTGTGTAATCCATGACATTGCTGAGAAGTTGTGGTTAGAGGAGGATGATGACATTATTGAAGATTACATGGCTAGTAATGGGTATGGTGGGTACTTGATTCCTTCCCAGTACAAAGGTGAAGTGGTGTATACCGAACAGTATGTAAGGGATAATGCACAATGAAAAAAACTTTACTGTGTTTACTGTTAACTTTCAACTGCCAGGCGAAGGACTTGGCATATACATCCAATGTCATTGGTGGGATCACTGTTTTGACGGACATGGTGTGTCGGTATAACAGTGAGTTGATGGAGGCATATGCAACCAATGCCAAAAACCAAAAAACCTTTGCGTGTTATTTGTTGCGTGATACCAGTGTGTATTTTTTATTGGAGGATGATTCGGTTCGAGTACTGCCAAAGAAACAATTTCGTTTAATGGGGGAGTCGGTATGACTCGAGTATTACGCTATATTGGTCTATTTATCTTGGGGTATTTTGTATTAATATCCCAAGGTTGGGACAATTACATTTTGCCACAATGGATCTTAATCTTTTTGGTAGCCAGTCACGAATTTTTATTGAAAAGGATAAAATAATGCGAACCTATTACCCACCAATTCCAAGAAGACCCGTTAAAGAAGTACTCAATGAAAAATTACCTTGTTCAAATTGTGATAAGCGAGTACAATGTGACATAGAGCGTAAAGCCTGTGTGGATTTTATGCACTATAGTAATAGTGGTCGGTTTGGTAAATTGCATGATCGTGTACCAACTCGCCAAATTTACAATACGATATTTTGGGAGAATGACGAATGAAGTATTTATCAGTATGTAGTGGTGTCGAGGCTGCCACAGTGGCTTGGCATCAAATGGGATGGACACCAGTCGCATTTAGTGAGATTGAACCTTTCCCATCAGCCGTTTTAGCACATCATTATCCCCATGTGCCTAATTTAGGGGATATGACTAAATTTAAGGAGTGGAATTTAAATGAATCAATTGACCTTGTTGTCGGAGGAACACCTTGCCAATCTTTCTCAGTCGCTGGACTTAGGAAAGGACTCGAAGATCCAAGAGGAAACCTCGCTCTCACCTATATTGCAATTCTTGACAAGTTTAAGCCCAAATGGTGCGTTTGGGAAAATGTGCCAGGTGTCCTCAGTTCAAATGGAGGACGGGATTTTGGTTCCTTCCTCGGGGCGTTGGCAGAACTCGGGTATGGGTTCGCATACAGAGTGTTGGACGCTCAGTACTTCGGAGTTCCACAACGACGCAGAAGAGTCTTTGTTGTCGGATGTCTTGGAGACGCAATCAGTGCATCCAAGGTTTTATTTGAGCGAGAAAGCCTGTTCGGGAATCCTCCGAAGAGCAGAGGTAAGGGGCAAACAACTCCCCGAGGCTCTGAAAGTTGCTCTCCAAATGGCGATACAACCATAGGAACTTTGATGGCGAGAGATTATAAGGGGATTGGTAACCAAGATTTAGAAGATGGTCGTGGTTTGATTCTTGAACCGAAAGTGTATGAGAATCATCCAAACGACTCTCGAGTGAAAGAAATGGGGGATATTTGTACCACAGTGACTAGTCGGTGGGGTACTGGTGGTGGTAATGTGCCGTTTGTTCAAGAGGCATACAGAAAATCAAGAAGAGCTCAGTCGGTTAATGATCACGAAACATGGGTGAATGATGGCATTGCCAACACTATCAATACCTTTGATGTGGGTGATGTAAGAACTACCCATGCTGTCATTGCAATTAATGAAACGGGTGTGCATGGGGTGTCTTATGGGTTCGAGCCTGGCATTGCTAAGAGGGAGGGTGAACCCAATCGGTTTGTTGAAGAACAATCACCGACCCTTCGTGCCAATATGGGGGATAACCAAACTGCAGTCGCTCATGCATTTAAGATTCGTGGAGGTGGTGGCGATGGTGGTAAGGGGTATCTTGGTAGTGATGAAAAGACATTTACCATATCAACAACCCAAGACCAACAGTTGTTTACTAATATGGCAGTCAGACGATTGACCCCTATTGAGTGCGAGAGACTCCAAGGTTTTCCCGATGACTATACCAACATACCTTGGAGAAAGAAACCCGAGTCACCCGATGGACCACGTTACAAAGCAATGGGTAATAGTATGGCTGTACCCGTGATGCGATGGATAGGAAAACGCATAGCAGAAATATCTTCTTAACTAAACCGTAATGTGGTATACTGTTGTTTTTATACCACATTACGAGGTTTTATGGCAGACAGTGATATTTTAAGCGATTATTTAAAATCCTTGTATGGAATCGAGCCTCTTTCCATACAAGAAGAACATCAATTAGCCCATTGTATACAAAATGGGGATCGAGAGGCACTTGACAAATTGGTCACCCACAACCTACGCTTTGTTGTTTATTTGGTTCGGCAAATGACTGCCTGGCATCATGGCAACACTACTGTAGAAGACATTGTGGGGATCGGCAATGAGGCACTGCTCAAGGCAGCAATGCGTTGGAAACCCAAAAATAATTCTAGTTTTGCGACTTATGCAAAACCCTTCATCTTAAAAGGGGTGCGTAGGGAGTTAGACAATACGGCAAACATCATTCGATTGCCAGTCAACATTATGGAACTCATCAAGCGTTTAAAATATAACGAACGCACTTTAACGCAACTTTTAGGGCGAGAACCTACCAACACCGAATTGGCTCAAATAATGAATGTAAAGGAGAAGAAAATAGCAGAATTAAAAAACTATTTAGCGAGAGAACCTATTTCCATGGACAACTTAACCACAGAGAGATCAACAGATGACACAGAAGATTGAATTAAATCCAGAACAAACAAAGGCTTACAACAAATTCATTGCAGCAAGAGACCGAATTCGAAATAGTAAAACATGGATTCGACCGTCTGAAATTTTGGAAACGGTGGATGTACCAGGATTGAACCACCCATTATATGCCCCCAATACGCTTTATATCGAGTATATAGAGGCTTTTTTGGAGTGGTTAAGGGTAGAGCCTCACTTTAGAGAAGAAGAGCGTATGAGGGCATCTAAAGGTAATTATGGCACACAGGATAATTGGGAAGATCGCTCGACCAAAGTGAAGGAGTTAGGATGACAGTCTACCCAATTGATATGTATGACAAAGATGGGAATTTAGAACGCATTGAGTTCTTTGATGAGATTACCAATGAATTCCAATTTCAAGCAATTTGGGATGATCGGGACGCTCAAACCTATGCCAATCGCCAAGAATTTCGGGAATGGGCAAGTCATATGGCAAAACAGATGGGTTTTTCCATTTCTTTATAACCAAAAGTTTGAATTTGTACCAGTAGTACTAGTAGTATGGGTATATTCACTCTTTTTGTTTTTTATTTTATTA